ACGTCGGACCCGCCGCGTATACGCAGATTTTCGACGCCGTCGCCAAGATTTACAGCAATTTCAGCCTGATCGGGACCACGCCGGCCGCCGGCGTCCCTTGGTCGTTTGCCAGCCACGTTAAACCCCACCTGCGAAAAACGCCGGCCATTTTGCCGGCAGGAGTGCGCCCACTATGAACGCCGTTGTAAAGACCCCCATCACCGCGACCGGGGACGACCAGGCGGTCACCGTAACCAGGGACTGCCAACTCGTCGTCCTTTGCAAGACCGCCGAGGTCGAGATTCGCAACGCGGCCCTGGGGGACGCATTCCCCATCCCGGCCAATACCCCGTTCGTGCTCGGCGCCAGCGGCGGACAAACCATGTACCTCCGCGCGACCGCCGGCGCGACGATCTACCTTCTGGAGACCTAGCCCCGAGTACACATCTGGACGTTTGCCGCGACGCGGATTGGACGGCCGGATGATAGGCCCAGGACGATGCGGATATGAGCGACGAAATCAAGGACGCGATCGAGAGCAACGCCACCGGGCCGAAGCGCGCCAGCAACGAGACCGGCAGCGTCGAGCAGCACTCGATCCAGGACCAGATCGCCGCGGACAAACACGTCGCCAGCGGCGAGGCCGTGAAGAAGAAGCCCCGCGGCCTGAGATTTTCCAAACTGGAACCCCCGGGAACGGCATGAGCAAACGACACTGGTGGCAGCGGCTGTTCAGCGGCGGCGCCGCGGATAACTCCCGCGGGCTCCGCGCGATTCAGCGGGCCAGACTGCGCGCCAGCTACGACGCCGCCGCCACCACGAGCGACAACGCCCGCCACTGGGTCAACGCCGACGTCCTCAGCGCGGACGCGGCCAACAGCCCCGAGGTCCGCCGCATCCTCCGCGCGCGGGCCAGATACGAGCGAGCGAATAACACCTATTGCGCGGGCATCGTCAACACCCTGGCCTGCTACGGCGTCGGCACGGGGCCACGGCTACAGATCACGCCAGAGGAATGGCCGAAAACGACGACGCCGGAACAGGCCCGGGAAATCACCGAGGCCATCGAGCGGGCCTGGCACGCCTGGGCCGACGAAGCCAGCCTCGCGGACAAGCTCGCCCTCCTGCGAGCCTGCCGCGCGGTCGACGGCGAGGGGATCGCCGTATTCAAGACCAACCCGCGGCTACGCAGCGACATCAAGCTCGACCTGGAGCTCGTCGAGGCGGACCAACTCGCGACGCCCGACCTGTACACCCTGGGGACGAACGCGGTCGACGGGATCGTCTTCGACGAGTACGGCAACCCGGCCGAATACCACATCCTCCGCGAGCACCCCGGGTCGAACGCGACCACCCTGGGCTTCGAGTACGACCGCGTCCCCGCGGAGCGGGTCATCCACTACTACCGCCAGGACCGGCCCGGCCAGAGCCGCGGCATCCCGGACATCACGCCCGCAATTCCGCTGTTCGCGCAGCTACGCCGCTACACGCTCGCCGTCATCGCCGCCGCGGAAACGGCCGCGGACTTTGCGGCGGTCATCGAATCCGACGCCCCAGCCTCCGACGACGACGAGCAGCCCGAGCCGATGGACACGATCACCCTGGAGCAGCGACTCGCCACCGTCCTGCCAGGGGGATGGAAGCTAGGCCAGATCAAGGCCGAACAGCCCACGACGTCCTACAGCGATTTCAAGCACGAGATCATCAACGAGATCGCGCGCGTTCTCGATATGCCGTTTAACATCGCGGCCGGGAACAGCAGCGCCTACAACTACGCATCCGGCCGGCTGGATCACCAGACCTGCTCCAGGGCGATCGCCCGCGACCGCCGCCACCTGGAGCGACACGTGCTGGACCGGGTCCTCGCAGCCTGGCTGCAGGAGGCCGTGCTGGTAAGCGGGCTCCTCCCGACACGCACGCGGACGGCCGTCGCCCAGGGGCTCATTCCAGGCCACCTGTGGTTTTGGGATGGGGGCGAGCACGTCGACCCCGCGAAGGAAGCCACCGCCCAGGCCGCACGCCTCGCGAGCCACACGACCACGCTCGCCGCCGAGTACGCCCGCCAGGGCCGCGATTGGGAGGTCGAGCTCCGCCAGCGAGCCCGCGAGCTCGCCCTCATGCGAGAGCTCGGCCTGGACACGCCGCCGCCGACACCGTCCACGCCGGGCCAGGATGACGAGGCCGAGGAGACCGAGGAGGCCGCAACCGATGAAGCCTAAGCCCAGCGAGCTCGCCTTTTGCGGACCGATCGGCGACCTGGTCGCGATCCAGGACGTCAACGCCGCGGCCGGCGACGGCCGCACGCTACTCCGCCGCTTCGAGATGGTCGCCTACACGGGCGGAGCCATGACCGTCGGGTTCTGGCAATACCCGGTCGTGGTAGACCTCGCGGGCCTCGTGATTTCCGCGAAGCCGCGGCCGATCCTGAAGGACCACAGCCCCAGCCTGACGCTGGGCCACACCGAGCAGATCACGATCCGCGACGGCGAGCTCCACGTCGCCGGCGTTTTCAGCGGCGCGGGCCAGGTCGTCCAGGACGTCATCGGCAGCGGGCTTAACGGGTTCCCCTGGCAAGCCTCGATCGGGGCCAACGTCGCCAAGACCGAATTCGTCCCGAAGGGCAAACGGGTCACCGTAAACGGACGCACCTTCGACGGGCCGATTTTCGTCGCCCGCCGAACCCTCCTCGGAGAGATCAGCGTCGTCGCGCTAGGAGCCGACGACGACACCAGCACCACCATTGCGGCACAGGGCCGCGGGTCACACACACCGGAGGATACACCAATGACGTTTGAGAAATGGCTCGCGGCCATGTCGCTCAACCAGGACGACCTCACCGCCGATCAGATCACCACGCTCCGCGCCAAGTACGATGCCGAGCAGGCCGCCGCAGCGGACGATCCGCCGCCCGCGGACGATCCGCCGCCCGCGGACGAGCCGGCCGACCCGGTCGATGACATCCGGGCCAACGCCGCCGCCGAGGTCGAACGGATCGCGGCGATTCGCCAGGTCTTCGCGGGGACGCACCCCGAGCTCGAAGCCAAGGCCATCCGCGATGGATGGACCGCCGAGAAGGCGGAGCTTGAGCTCGTCCGGGCGGAACGCCCGCGGATCAGCGGAATCCGCGGCGACAGCCAGCCGGCCAACGCCGGCGTCCTGGAGGCCGCCATCAGCCTCGCGGCCGGGATTCCCGAGTACGTCGTCGCGGAGGACTTCGACGACCAGACGATGGACCAGGCCACGAACCGCGAAGCGCGGCGCGCCGGCGTCCACGCCCTCCTGTACGAGGTCCTGCGGGCCGCCGGCGATCACGTCCGACCGGGCATGATCACCGACGACACGATCCGCCGCGCGTTCCGCGCCGAGCAGCGGCTGCAGGCCGCCGGCGGAACCGGGTTCTCCAGCGTCAGCCTGACCGGCGTCCTGGGGAACGTCGCGAACCGGGCCATGCTCGCGAGCTTCGTCGCGGTCAACAGCGCGGTCGCCGACATCGCCGAGGAGACCGAGGTCCCCGACTTTAAGACCTTCACCCGCTACCGGATGACGGCGGAGGGGGCCTTCCGCAAGGTCGGACCCGACGGCGAGCTCCAGCACACGAGCCTGACCGAGGAAGGGTTCAGCAACCAGGTCGAGACCTACGGCCGCATGCTGGCCCTGACGCGGCAGATGATCATCAACGATGACCTGGGGGCCTTCCTCCAGATTCCGCGGCTGCTGGGCCGCCAGGCCGCCCTGGCACGCGAGCAGGCCCTCTTCGAGCTCATCCTGAGCAACCCGAGCAACTTCTTCCACAGCACCCATGCGAACTACGCGAGCGGCGCGGGCACCGCCCTGTCGATCGCGAGCCTCACGCAGGCGGAGCAGATGTTCCGCGACCAGACCGACACCGACGGCCAGCCGATCCTGGTCTCCCCGGCCGTCATCCTGGTCCCGACCAGCCTCGCCGTCGCGGCCAAACAGTACATGACCGAGACGCGCGTCAACGAGGCCGCCACGGCCGGCGCACCGAAGCCCGCGAACAACCCGCATGCCGGGCTCGCCCGGGTCGTGGTCAGCCCCTACCTGAACAACGCCAGCCTGTCGGGCTACAGCACCACGGCCTGGTATCTCCTCGCCAACCCGGCGGACCTCGCGGTCGCCCAGGTCGCCTACCTGCGCGGCAAGCGGCAGCCGACGATCGAGACCGGCGAGATGAATTTCAACCTGCTCGGGATGCAGTGGCGCGGCTATTTCGATTTCGGCGTCGCCATGCAGGACTACCGGGCCGGCGTGAAGATGGCCGGCGCGTAAACCAGAAACCCCAGCCGCCAGGTCGGGCCGGGGCCATTAG